TCTACTTCCATGTAAATTGCCTTTTCACCCAGAATCTTTACGCCAGTGGGAGCTTCAGCATAAAAGACAGAAGATAGGTCCGTCCCGGCGTTGCTACTTGCGTCCAAAAAGATGGTTTTTGGAACTGTGTAATCAAATGTTACATCAGATGTATCTCTGATTGTGCCATATTTCTTTCTTTCGTAGCCGAGGTTGAAAGGTAAACCCCAGTTCGTGTACCTATCCCATATGAGTGGCTCAGGGCATCCACTAAAATCGTATGTCATCTGCGTAGCGAAGTTGAGTGAAAAATCATCGACCTCATTTCCTATCCATATATTCTGACTCACTGCGTTGTATGCCACTTGAAATCCCTCATAACCTGAATTATCAAGACACGTCTTCATCGAGTCATTCATTTTATTCTGAACCTCGGCAGCAATCTGTGAAGGAGAATAAAACCCTTTCTGTATCTCAATCGTTTCGTCACAACCAGCTGAAGTGAATGAAAATTTCGTATTCTGCAACTTTTTACTAAATGTATAATAGTTGGCTGGGAGCATAATCTGAACCAATCTCATAGACTGGACATTCAACATCGATTCAGGGAGCATAATTTCGAAGTGGTTTGCGTTTGGCCATTTTTTTATATCTCTATCCTCGCTATGAACGGTTAGAAGCTTCCTGTCTAGGACATAATTTTGTTCGTTCGCTATTAATTGATTGCTGTTATGAAGGTTGTAGAAGGGCGCACTATTACTCATAATATAAATATTGATAGATTATAATTACGAGGGATTAACACATATTCCATACGATACAACATTCACCGAGCGTAAAAAAAGTATTGAAAGAATTCTGGAGCTGTTGCTAATCACATTTTATGCACATAGTCGATTTCATCTTCGCTCACAATCCCAGACCTGGAATCAAAGCTGACTTCGTCAGCGAACCACCTCCCCCTCGCGGCATTGGCCTCTCGAATTTCCATACATCCCGCACCGATAACAATAATAATTACCAGACCGAATGCTGTTGTTGAAATCAGGAACCATGTGTGGACCATCTTGTACACAAGGTTTTCTGACAGATTATTCGCCGCGCATCTGTTAGCCCATAGCTCTAATCCGGACCAGACCATCAATCCGATCTGAACTACCACGACACATAATGCCGACATAAGCTTCGCTCCCCTGCTCTCGCTTGCCGCACTGCTCGCAGACTGAGAGCTCTGCAAGAGCCCGACGATAAGCGTGACGAGAAGGAAAGACCAGAGATTGGACCCAGAGCATACATCCTGGATTGAATTATTTGAATTGTTGATAAGAGCAATCACTGAATATACCGAGAACGTGACGGCACCGCCAATGATCCCAAACGCAATCAGAATCGCTAAGCACATAGACGACGTTGTCAGGCACGGAAATATATTTTTCATGTAATTTCTGGTGTTGTATGGTGTCATATTTTTTTACCACTACATTATGAAGCGTAAGCAAATCAATTTTTTGTAAAAAAACACAGCAAATATATAAATAACTTTTAATTACATCTCCGCAGTCTCGGTGTCACCGTTGCCACAGGCATCTTCAGCGTTGTATATAAGTGGATCACGGATGGGTGTCTGGCTTGTAACGGGTAACCTTAAGCACGCGCATGGGCGTTCTTCATATGGGGTTCTAGAATAGTATATTTCAACCATAAACCATACGAAGACCATAACAACAGTCAACGTAACTACGATGGCTGTGACAAAATTCTTTGTTTCAAACGAGTGTAACATGTATGTGAATGTCGCTCCAATCACACCCAATCCTAACACCACACTGGTGCATGCGGAGAATATGCGTAAACAATTCCTCATATTTTCTCGGCGAATACTCTCTCGAGTAACATTTTCTTGAAGCATAGTAGAGTCCATTTTTGTCATATATATTGAGCTCTAACTGAATCAATTTTCTCAAAAAATTACTTTACTATAATAGTGTCTTTGTCGATGATTGTCTCTTTTGCAATTGTCTTAATGATTTTGTTTTCGTCGGGGGGTTGAGATACATCGGCCATGACGGATTTCAGGAGATGAATGTAGTCGTCCTTTCCATGTTCCGTTTTACCCCAGTTAGGGTTTTCTGATTCCCATTCGAGTATTGCCTTTCTCTCTTTGTTTGCTACATCACTTATTGCTGTGCGCAGCCTTTCTTTTCCATTTTCCCACTCGTTGTTATCTTTGATGTACAAGGTTTCCCTCTTCATGTCCGTACAATGAATGGGGCGCTTGAATGTGTCGAGTTGCTTCAATCCATTTACGAAAACTGAACTTATTCCTTCTATAAGACCGTTGTTCTTCGTATAGCGCAAATCCTCTAATTGTATCTGAAGGGACTCGATAAAATCAGACATATTTATCGCATCTTTACATTTCTCGTTTAAGAATACATTAACGTTGAATCGATTATTGTTATTATTGCCCATTCTCGGAATCATATCCTGTATTATCTTGCTCTGCTCTTTCAGCTGCCCCAACAGCTCATCCTTCATATTTGTGTCTTTGTTCAGCCCAGTGATCATATGCTTCATGAGAGTTTTTAATTCAGTGTTCTCTTTTTCCAATTTGCTGGTTCCTACCTGAATAACTACATTATTGTTTCCGTCCTCAATAATATTATTCTCATCCTCTACATAATCAGAATCATCATAAACACACTTCTTTTTGTGCCTCCATAATCCTGAGCGTTGTTTATAATTTTTTCCGCATATTTCACACACGAATTTGGTTGCCGAGCGTTGCCGATTGTGTTTTAGGGTTGAAAGGTGTTGTGTCCATAAATGTTTTTTACTGCATTCATAATCACATATTTTACACTGGTATTTTTGGCGCATATTTCGCATATTTTATGTTGCTATATATAGGCAACGGAAAATATGCTTTAAGCTTTTTAAATTTAAAAGTAGATCGTAACAAATGGTTTTTTCACATTTTGGTTTTGAGAGCATTATGCTCTAAACCGTTTTTTTTATTTTTTTTTATTTTCCATTCTAAATCCGATTATCTCGTTTTGGACATTTTAAAATGTCCATTTTCGATATTTCGATTTGAAAATTCAATAAAAAGTTTAGAAATTTAAAACACCTACATAAACTTCAAGTTTCAATTCGATATATTATATATTTACAATGTTGTAAACAACTATTTAACCAAATATATAATTGTTATTTATCATAGTGGAATGTGGTTGAAAAGTATAATTATTTAAATGTTTGGATAGTCTATAATAATGTTGGTTGATAGCAAGCAACGAATAACTGGTTCATTCATATGTTGTCTCGAGCTGTATAAGATTCTAATGGGTACCTTCCTGACAGTATTTGTCCCGCATGCCTGCGAATCTAGAACCTGCACGATGACGGAAAATATAAATAATGGGAATCCATACCATTCTTCAGCACTAATCGTTAATACTATAAGTTTCGCGGTATTCCTTATGATGTATTATAGCGAAATCAAAAGGGAGAATTGGTGTATCTCCTATCTCGACATAAATCCACAAAAGCCGATAGAATATTTAGATGTCGAAATTGAGGACTATCCGAAAATAAAAAAGAGAATGTCAAAACTCAATATCCAATACAAGAACCTCACTATTTTATGTGCCGGTGTTCAGGGAATAAATATATCAGTATCTGCCGTTGATATTTTCAAATTCGGTTCAGGTACATCTTCATTTCTTACCATGGCAAGTTACATAGTGCTTATCACAACAAAACTTATAAACACATACAACATCGCGTCGACTTCATTGACGAAGGAACGCGCATACAGCGCATATTTGAGTGGTCCAAGGACCTACAATGTTATAGACATGGATCACAAAAAAGATGTAGAAATTCCGTCAGATGAAACTGTAGTCGAATACGATATGGACGACACTGGCGTGGAACTTGTGGAAGACACCGAGAACATTAAAGTCATTATGGACTAACCCAAATAAATATAGGTAGATATATTAGTACAATGGATTCGGAATTAGATATAGAACAGCTTATGAAAGCGTTGGATAATGAGGAAAATGAAGGAATTATGAAACTTAATCATGCAAAAATGGCTCGTGTCAAAAATGATATGCTTCAAAAACTAGGGTTGGAAAGAGGAGAACTTAAAAATCTACACAAGAAATTGAAGAACTACCGATATATTGATGAAATGCCTGACGTCCAATTCGGAAGTTACATACGTTGGATTTCTCTAAAAAATCCAAGTTCTATAAAACTAACAAATGGAGGTATAATTTGCGACATTCAAGTCAAGAGCAATGGAATCCATATTGTGTGTAGAAACAATATGCATCGTTTTTTTCAACTCTTGATGTCCGAAAATCTAATATTTCAGAAGCTTACAGAGCAAGAGAATGTTCTTCTATCGGTACTGGACTATCTCAATGAGTAGTGATTTTTCGCTTCCGCGTTCTTCGCCGTCTTCTCATTTTTTTTCTCTTACGTGTCTCTAGTTCGAACTTGTTTAATTTTTTGGAAGTTCCTCTTTTCGGTATGAATCGAGCGTTTGGCTTGCATTTGAAGCCATAATTTCTCAGACCCTTTTTCAATAAGATGCTATTCTTACATATAGCTATAGCTCTCGATTCCGATTCATCTTCGTTATCTACTTTCTTAATACATCGGCATAATTTATTTGCTAAAAGGTCCTCAGCTTTTCGTTTTGCTTCTTTTTTCTTCATATCCTTTGCGTCTATATGATAATATTTAAGAATGGTAATGTAGTCGCTGGTTTTCAACCGCATTTACTATGATATATATATCGGAGTTTTTTTTGTGATTTTATAGTATGTATTTATCGCTTGCCGCCATAATAAATAAATCTTTGTAGCCTTACTTATTCTTATATTATTTGTAACATGTCGCTATATCTTTGAAAATAAATTCTCTCTAGATAATATGCCAAAAGCTGCAGCAGGCGTTCATAAAATTGTGGTATTTGACCTCGATGAGACATTAGGATGCTTCGTAGAACTGGGTATATTTTGGGATTCTCTGCAGAGATTCTACAACAAGAAATTGCCCGACGAAGAGTTCTTCGAAGTGGTAAATACTTTTCCGGAGTTCTTGAGACCAAATATTCTAAATATTTTAGATTATCTCATCGACAAGAAAAAGGACAAATCATGCCACAAAATAATGATATTCACAAATAACCAGGGTCCTAGAAGCTGGGCCAAAAAGATAAGCTTATATTTCGACCACGTTGTCGGAACTAAGATATTTGACCAGATAATTGCCGCCTTCAAAGTAAGAGGAAAAATAGTGGAGGTCTCAAGAACACGTCAAGACAAGAGCGTTGAGGACCTAATTCGATGCACGCACATACCTAAAAATACCGAGATATGTTTTCTTGACGACCAATATCATCCTCTCATGGAGCACGACAATGTCTACTACATCAATATTAAACCTTACTCATTCAGTATGCCCTTCGTAGAGATGGCTGATCGATACTATCGAAAAAAAGGGTTGTCCATAGACAAAGAAGATTTCATAATAAAGATGGACTCGTATATGAAAAAGTATAATTATCCTGTCGTGGAGAAAAGTGTTGTCGAAACTGATGTTGATATTATTGTTAGCAAAAAAATCATTACTCACCTCGAGGCATTTTTCAAACAAACTAGGAAAAATACTACTCGAAAGAAAACAGGCGGGTCAAAAAGCGGTACGCGGCGAAAATACTAGCTACAATCTATTCTATACTCGGCTCCATACCACTTCCACTTGTGCCCTCCACTTTTCCACGAACTCGTGAATTTTATGAATAAGTTGTCACCAATACACCTCTTGGCGTAGTAACTTAATGCTCCCGGTGTAGGACCTGTTATTGATGTGGTAGTTATCTGCTTGTTCGCCCTACTTCTAATGTCGACTTCCCCATTATACTCGTACTTTCCAAATAGTTCCCATCCACAGACATCATCGCAGTCACAATTTAAAAACCACTGTTCCAGAACCGGGTTTTTCATCGTGACGCTGTAGTAATTAGGATTCCAAACGTCCAGAGTCTTGCTAGTGGAGACGGTTCCATTTGTGAAGTATATATCGCCTGACGTGATCGATGGCTGAAGTGAACTTGGTCTGAAAATAATTCCTGAGCCTATAAAAACAAAGAAAATCAAGCAGAACCATCTATTCACTATACAACATCTTCTCGCGGCAACGCGCTGCCTGACATACGGTCGGGATACTGTCACCGATGTGGCATCTACTACTTTCGGTGTAACAATCTTCGTAGTCGTTCCAGTTGGATATGCGTCATCTTCATCAACTATAACTCCTAGTAAAGGTATTTTTACTGACATTATATACTATGCTTTTATTTATTTACACCTTTTGAATCAATAAAAGCTTTATGTCACAATTCTATTTTTGAACGCAGGAACATGATTCGCTGGCTCATCCACCCTGGTTTGTGACGCCAGCAATGCTTACAGAAGGGGATTTCGTAACCTGTGAGTTTTTTCAGAATTATATCATATCTTATAATCACGAAGTCCGTATAAGTAATAATTTCAGTATTGGTCGCAGTCAATGAGCCACACCCGAAGCACGGAAACAGCCAACCATGTCTGGGAAGTCTGCTACTATTATCGAATAAGTATCTTGTATCTATTTTTGGACATTTGTTGGGAATGCGTGATCTTATAAGATACATATATAGTTATATATTAACGATATTTAAACCAAAGACGATAATACCAGTTAAAACTTGGACGTGGGTGTCGAACTGGCGTATATATATATATCTAAGAACTTGTTACGAGTCCGTTTATTTTCAAAACGCTATTTAAATAACTCTCCATAACATTTGTGGCGGCAGTAGTAAATAACAAAAACAGACCTGCGGAGAATGCGATGCGTCTATTGAATTCTATATCAGACGCTTTATTAGACCTCTTGACGAAAGGATTAAAACGTAATAGCAATACAATACAGACATAATATTTGAGGGTTGACCTTAAAGTTGAGAGATACACTGGGTCTATGTAGAGCACCCCAGTCAAAGTTATGGCAAAAAGTATATAGGACAAATACATTCCGTAGATAAAGAAGTCGTGATGCCAAGATGTGCTTGCGAAGGTTGATAACATGTATATAGTATGTTATCATAAATATTACTCATTCTTCTCTTTAATGGCGATTTTGTTTATCCGAGAATAAACAGATAATGTGCGGGCGCTTGAATCAGTCGCATCGACAAAACGCGGCATCCAGAAATATGGAACAATCGCAGCTGTGTCTGGATATACTTTCTCATAGATTCCTCTATAGTACATTTGTTCCTTGGTAAGTGCAGGATTAATATCGTATAGCTCCGAAGGAACGTCGTCCCTGTTCCATGCGATTTCTACGGTTTCAAGCTTATCACTAATAATCTCGAACCACGATTTATCTTGTCCGCTCACTCCATCGCTAAAAGCTTCTTTCGTTCTCCAAATGATACTTGAAGGGAGTAGTTCTGGTTCTATCACAGAGAATGCTTTACGTAAAAGGTACTTTTCTGCAACTTTTTCGCTCGATTCGGAAGGTAATGATATAGGATTTCGAATTGACAAAGGAAGATCCATATAGAATTGTACCCATGTCCTGTCTAGGAAAGGTGTTCGAGGCTCAAGGCCATGCGATGATATACACTTATCTGACCTAAGAACGTCAAACGCATGTAAATCCTTCAAAAGTCTTCTGCATTCTTTATCAAATTCTAAGTCGTCTGGTGACTCAAGGAAGTATAAATACCCCCCTGTAAGTTCGTCACTTCCGTCTCCATTGAATATCACCTTCGCACTGCTATTCTCTGAAATATATTTTCCTATTAGATAGTTTCCAACGCTTGCCCGAACGGTTGTTGTATCATAACTTTCGATAGTTTCGATTACCTCAGGAATTGCGGCAAAAAAGTCTTCTGCCGTCATTTCAACCTGTGTATGTTTCGTTCCTAAGTGCTCGGCAACGCATTTTGCGTTTATTAAATCTTTTGACCCCGCCATACCAATGCTATATGTTTCAAGAACTCCGTCGTAATATTTATTTACAAGCGCAGTAATCAAACTGCTATCTAGTCCGCCAGAAAGGAGACAGGCAATGGGTCTTTCGCTAGTACCACATACTCGTTTTCCTACAGCATTGTTGAGATGCTGACATATTGATATATGTATTTCCCGTAGTTCTACATCAGTTGGATGTGATAATATCATAGATGTATTCCCATATAATTGCGCATACTTTGTTTCTTTCTGATTTTTCTTCCAATATTTACCTGATTCTTGTTCCATTTGACCGCGACCTGTTTGAGACTCCTTGGTGAAGGAAGAATAGGTTCCGGGAGTAACATGCTTTATTTTGCTATCATAATTTGTTAATCCATGTAGTACTTTCAATTCAGACGCGAATGCAATTACAGGCTCGGAAGCAGAATCACACTGAAGTATATATAAGGGTCTGACTCCATAAGGGTCACGTGCGACATAGACGACTTGTCCATGTTCACGAGCGTCATATAGAACGAATCCAAACACACCATCGAGAAGGTTAAGTGTGTACTCGATTCCGTGTTTTCTATATAGGTGAATGATAATCTCGCAGTCAGAATTTGTTTCTGGTTTTGTGTCGATGATTTTATACAACTCTTTGTAGTTGTATATTTCTCCGTTGCATATAAGAGTAATTCCGTCTATGGTCATTGGTTGCCCCGAGGTCGAATCGATACCGTTGATGGCAAGGCGATGAAACCCCATCTCAACCGAATTTCCAAGACTTTCATACGTCGATAATTCTGGACCTCTTTTGCTGCCTTTTTCGAAATTACTTTTAATCGTTTTTTCGTCTACGAGGCTGATGTTGTTTAACAGAGCAAAAATACCACACATATACTTTATTTATACTTTAAAATAGACTTTAGGTGATTATATTATAATATTGTGTTGGTATATTATAAGATGAGCCAACTATATGGAGTCGTAAATGGTATATATTATTGTGGAATGGAGAGAACAGAACAGTTAAGTCAGAGGATGGCTGAACGAAATATTCCATCATCACAGCTTGAGCCACAATTTAGCATCCGTCCAGTGTCAACAAAATATGAAATGATGCCTATATTTGATCGTAGACCTAAAGCTACGGTTCCAATAAAGCGAGAGCCGACATACAATGTAGGGACAACATTTAATCCTGGGTCGGCACAGGCACCTTGGAGTGGATTTGCTTCTAGTATAAACAAAGAATCACAGCTGCGCAACCAGTTTTTTGCTTTGCAAAAGTGCGAGCAACCCAATTATGTTCCAAGCACGACAAGTGATATGTACCAAGTGCAAGTTTCTGGAAGACAAGAGGCACAGCCCTTTCCAGGTCTTTTCGCCCCGCCTGTTTTAGCACCTTTCAATCCCAACGTCTGTAATCTGGGGGGTAATATTTTCGACAATTGTACTCGCCAACAACTTAAAAATGTTTAGATTTTCATTTATTTTTAATATGATAATCTAATGGACATTTCATCGAATATATACAACAACAATATAACCCTGGCATACTTGACAAATCCTCTCTATCAGTCGGAATTAGCGAGAAAGGTCCAAGTGAGAACAGAAGTAGATGAGTCCGATATAAAATTTTACAAGAAAAGAATACTCGCACTTACAAAAGAAATGTTTCGTGGTGCAGGTCCGTCGGTAGATTTGAAGAAGATACATAACGAATACGTAATAAGTATAATAAAACATCTCAAGATGACAGATAAGAAAGATATACTGCAGAACGAGTATGAGAGCAACTGTATTAGCAGGGCACCAAACCCTCCAATGGAATTTGATATTGCGGAAGCAAATAAATCTTTCATGCGTACTGCACCGAACAGTAACACTCTGGATAATTTTGTTATATCGCATCAAATAGTTGAAGAGCCAAAAACCTATCCTGGTAAAAAGAAAATTAACCTTAAGGAGCCGACTCTAAAGACAAAGGGAATAAAAAAGAAAAAGAAAAATGTGAATAAATAGTAATGGTAGCAGCTACACGAAAAATAATGAGGAGAAGTAGCATAAAAAGAGGAGGATCTAGAAGGAATTCGAAGACAATAAAACGAGCAAAGTGCAGCGCGGCGTCCAACGACAAAGACGTCAAAACTTATAGTTGTTATAGTGACGATGCTTTGTTCAAAATGAAATCTCTTTGGAATGCTCGGCATCCAGATGTACTTATTAAGAGTGATGACCCCAAACAGATATGGGGTGCTTTGAAAAACAACATGAGGGATGTGTGCGATATAGAAACGTGCTGGCTCAGGCAGAAGTTCATAAGTCATAAGCTGGATAAGGAACTTGTATCATATACTTTTGCTCCCGACGCTCCAAATTCTTGGAAAAAGAACCCGACGGAATGGCTCACGAGTGTCGATATAGAGAAAGTAATGAAGCAGTTCGAGAATAAGTACAAGTGCTTCGACTTTATAGGTCCGTCTCCAATCGATTTTGACAAACATATGCTTTATGGAGAGTGTGTTTGGGAAGAGCTGTGCAAATTTAATTTGCACAGTTTAATTAAAAAAGGTAAAACGAAGATTGGAATGATATTCAATCTAGACCCGCATTATTTAGAAGGTTCGCATTGGGTTTCCATGTTCGTAAACACAAAAAAAGGATATATTTTCTTCTTCGATAGCAACGGCGACCCTGCACCTAAGCAGGTAAAGACCCTGGCCAACAGGATCATTAAACAGGGGAAAGAGATAGGATTGAAACTCGACTTCTACCAGAATTCCCCGAAGGAACACCAGAAAGGGAATACGGAATGCGGTATGTATTCGCTCTATCTCATCATACAGTTACTCACTGGGGAACACGATTACGAATACTTCATGAAGAATAGAGTCGGTGACAAAGATATGGAGAAACTTCGTAGAGAATATTTTAATTAATTGAGGGAAGTAAAAGAATATAAAAAATAGTTGATAATGTTTTTTATATGCAAAATTTCAATACATCACAAAATAAAGGAGCGATATGGAACTTGATGTTTGAAGGAGGTGTATTCCAGGGCATCCCCGACAACCAGGTTAAGAATGTGAAAGATGATTTCGATGCGAAGGTGAACAATATCGCAGCTCGAGACACTGGTAGTGAAAACCTAACCGATCTTAACAAGGTAGTGATCACCGAGATGATGAACGATGTTAAGAAATACAAGATGACACAGTCAGTAGCAGGTGGAGAAAAACAAGATAACGCAACCCATGAACGGTCTTTCGCACCACGTGGAACATCAAAAGAAGTGTCCGACCAGCGTCAGAAGCAATTCCAAAAGGGATTAGAGGCAAGACAGAATAATTTCTCAGACATGATGAACCAAGGGAAACCCGACACGATTGATTTTTCGGACAATAACGACAAGCCAATAGGTGCCGAAATAGATAACATGGTGGCTAGTTATATTGAAGCTCGTGAGAACCAGCTGAATGTTGTTCTGGACACCCAAGACTCAAAAGAAGCAGGTAAATGGATAAATAAGGACAACATAAACTCGAGTCAACATATTAAAATCGGTGCCGACGCAAAACTTGATACCAGCAATATAGTCGAAGTTGCGTCAGTTCCGAAAAAGGTAACGTTCGGTCAAAATAGCGCCCCCACTGAGATGCCAGATTTTTTAAATAAATTAAAGAAAAAACCAGACGATTCTAGGTCATTGCACGAAAAACTTGACCGAATATTAAGAGGACATGATGAGATTCTGAGTCTTTTACGCAAAGCTGAACCTGAACCTGAATCATCAAACGTCATACGAAGCTACACATCACAGGAGCCCGATGATGGAACTCGCAAATACAATGATGACAGGAATTGGGATGGTGGTCACTTAACGCCGGGAACCTAGATTGGTACAAACTTGTATTGTGCTGTTTTTCCTTTCCCGCTGAGGGTCACAGTCCCAACCTGAACGGGCTGTCCTCTATTATAGCTATCAAGGTCATATACCCCTCCGGTTAGTTTATTATAAGCATACTTTATTCCATCAAGAGTGAGTTCGACGGCTTTCCATGTAATTTTCGTTTTATTTTTGTCCGCGACGGTGTCTGATTCTTCCTGGTCGATAGACGGCTGATATGAGAACTTTGAAGAATTGACAGAGCCAAAACTAAAACATTTCAGTTGTTCTTTATCACCTGCTCTAGAATGTAACGCACAATCGATCGATGCTTCTTTTACAGCTTGAAGGACCTTTACGTTAATCTCCTCTTTTATGGTGGCAGCTTCGTAAAGGGCTTCGTCACTCGTGATTGGTGTGAGGTTATCAATTTTACTTTTGTCTTTTAGGCGCAGTTCTATTGACTCATCGCTATTTAGTTGCTTCTCCGAGAATGTCATAAGATACATGAACACTTCAACAGTTCTGAGCGTTTCGGGCAGGTCTTGGTGGCTACAAATACGTCTTGCGCGACCAATAACTTGTTCTATGCGTACTGGATGCCAGTACGGTTCCGTTATATGGACATATCGGACATTTTTCAATGAAATTCCTTCAGCACCGGAAGCAGTAATCATCAAGACTTTGATTATCTCTCCATAAAGATTATTTGAAGATATTTCCTGTAATTGTTCAGCCAGCGAGGTTGGAATATATTTCCATGCCCCATTGAAGACATTTCTGATTATTTCTTTCTCCTCGGGAGTCTCTGTGCCCGTGTAAAGCGCAAATGTAGGTTTCCCTTGATCTTCGACAGATATATCTAGTTTCCATTGTTCTCCAGTTTTTTTAATTTTGAACCTGGCGAATCCATTTGCTTCGAGCACGAGCTTAAGGACTCCTATTCCCTCTAATGTACGGAACTGACTGTATATCAGGTGCAATCCGCGATGATCGTCGTCTAAGACGTTCTCGAGAATATTGTGAAATTTAGGACTGTATATCTCTAGACCTTCTGGCGACAAGTATCTCTCTTTGTTATCATTCAATTGTTTCAGAGCCTCTTTAATCTCTTCCTCATATGAACCCAGTCCATCTTCAGCATCATTACTTTCTTCTTTGGCAAGTTCATCTGCGTCGTAGCGTCCGTCCGTGTTATTGAGTCTTTCAGCAGTCGATGCGCCGTCCAAAAGGTCTTCATCAACCGTCATGGACATCGCTCGTTGCCGTTGGACCTGCTCTGGGCTGGATTTGGAACTCGTCTTCTCTTTCTCAAGATCATCCATCAAAAGCCGCTCATTTTGCTCCGCTGTTTCCAGGTCTTCAGCTGTGGTGTCCAGAATTTCTTCCTTGCTTGGCATCGGTCTCTTTATGTCGGGACGAGGAAATACGAAATTACAGAATGCTCGTGAAAATATGCGGTATGTCGATACGGTTTCCTCGTACATATTGTCCCCTGTTTTCTTCTTCTGTTTCCGAGCATTGTTAAGCTCAACTTTTCTCTCTTGAACCCTCGCTTCTTCGTATACTCCGAACTGGAAGTCACTCATCGGGATTTTGATGAGATGGAAGTATTGTGGTGTTTTTTCATATCTTGGCATAAGGTTTTCCTGGGCGCTGCGGAAGTAGGAAGCCAGACCAAGTATGCGCCTTTTGAAAAGACCCATGTTTTTGACTTCATTCGTCGAGTCAATGAAATATGATTTGAAGTCATCCAACGTATCGGGTAGCGCCTTGTAGCTTTGTACTTGAATTCCTGCTGGATTTACAGTAATACCGCTCTTAGTTAGAATCTTAGTTACCAATTGGACGAATGATTCGTCGCTTATGTCACCACGTTCTCCAATCCTCACTCCTTCGTAAGTTCCCTTTTTTGTCTTGTTCACAAAACCAAAAGGGTTTCTCGTTATAACGAGTGTTGTGGATGTCGGCTTATATTCAAGATAATCCAAGATATTTCCTCCTAAAATCGTGCTTTTGAAAAGATTTATGAAATATTCCTGCGAGACCTTTCGTTCTTTATTGATCGTGAGTTTGAAAAACCAGGTTTTTATCTTTCCGCGAAGCATGTTGAACATGATGCCTATTTCGTTCGGATAGTTGATAATAGGTGTTCCAGTAAGCATTACGATTTTAGTATTATGAGCGTTCATGAGATACTCATAGAGTCTCGAAGAGAGAGAGTCTGTTTTTTTAATTTTGTTGGCAATTCTGCTGACGAAGTTATGAGCTTCATCTATTATAATCACCGCATTGTCGAAAGGGTTTTTTGTGAAATTTTTTGTTAGCGCAGCAAGATGTGACTGCCTTAATCCGTTATAGTTGATAAATTTGTATTTAACTCGGATCATTTCATTTAGCTGGTCGTTCAGGTTCGCTTTTTGTTCCGAATTGAGCCTTTCAAAATTCGACGGCTTGGTAATATTTACCAACCATGCGCCACTTCTTTTCTTGATGAACTCGACAGGTAAAGAAAGAACGTTAGATAACGGTTCTATCAGCTCTGGATTCTCTCGCGTGCTAATGAACTCCCAAAACTGGTTTTTTCTGTAAAGGATATCTCCACATTTTTTTAGTTCTTCGATATAGTTCATGCGAAGCGAAGCAGGAGTCATAACAATGATCTGTTTGTCTGTTTTCATACCTTCGGCAATAGCAACTGACGAACAAGTTTTACCAGAACCGAGACCATGGTACAATAATAGTCCACGATAAGGAGTGTATAGGTTTATGTAATCCCTGACGATTTTTTGATGAGGCATTGGTTCGAACTTGGTGTCGTCTGCCCGGGTGCATGATGCTTTCCCTGCTTCAGTACGTAATTCCTCTTTGTATGGACCAAATAATGATGACATAAAATTCACGAATATTTCACGATTGTTCATATAATACGATGAAGCCTTTACTGAGATGTCTTTATCTTTTCTTCCTATACGATTGGACAATACTTCGTCTCCAATTTTTAACATAGTCGCTGGACCTTCCATTATGACACCGACTGGTTTTTTCGTTTTCCGCTTAATAGTTCGTTTGATAGTCAGCTTCTCTTCTATTGGTCTTCCTTCTGTTGGTTTTTCCTCTTCAGTTTTTTTCGTTGTACGTTTAGTCCGTTTGATAGTCAGCTTCTTCTCTTCAGGTTTTTCTTCTGTTGGTTTTCCTTCTTCAGGTTTTTTCGTTGTCCGTTTAGTCCTCTTGATAGTTAGCTTCTCCTCTTCAGGTTTTTCTTCTGTTGGTCTCGGGCTCTCTTCGGCGACAAGCGTCATTCGTCTTTTTGGGGATTTAGACGCAATGGGCTCTCTCTGTACTGGAGGCTGTGTGCGCTTGGCTTCTTGCTGACGCGTGACCTTGTTCGATACGATACTTTTCATAAAGTCATCTCTATCTATCCCAGAGTTTTTTGTCATATCGACCACTTTCGTGCGAATTGATATATCTTTCTTCTTAGCCGGGACCTGCAACACAATTTCGACTGATTCTCGTGTTTTAGGTGGTTTTTTTACTTTGAGTTTGGCTAAAAGAGCAGCTGACATCTATAGAATTAATACATAAAAAAGTTTTATATATTAATTTA